ACATATATAACTTGTCCCACAATACACAATGAAATTATCTAATAGGTCATGAATTGTGACCCATAACATATTAACTATATATATAATATTATATATATTAATAGTATTATAGGTATTATATATATAACTATATTATAATATATATATTATATAATTATATATATGTTATGAGTCATTAATTGTGACCTATTGACAAAATTAACCTGTTGGTGGTATACTTAATCAGTCATTAATAATGACCTATAACATATGTATATAATATTATAATTATATCTAAACAATATATACTTAGATTATTATATATAACTATATTATTTATTATAAATATTATTATATATAATATAACTATAAAGTTAATATATATTATAAGTCATGATTTGTGACTCTTTAGGAGGTGTAATATGACAGGTAAATCTGCCCCCACATTAATATATTCTACTGATAAAGGCTTAAACAAGGGGTTTTATCAAATACCACAATCTTTTATGCAAGTCATATTTAAGCACTTCTCATATAATCAAGCTAAGATATTATTGACTCTATGCGGTACTAAAGCTGGGTTTAAACCTTCAGCTAAATGGATGACTCAGCAAACTGGACTTGCCAGTAATGTTTATTTCAAAAATAAAGCAGAACTTATAAAACAAAATTATATTGTCTATGACGCTGCCAAAAATACAATTTCAATCAATTATGAAAAAATCTATGCTATGCTATAAATTTCCTTACTGGAATACTGTGCTATCTCAGAAGGTTTTCGTATGCTCTAAGCGTTTTTATATCACTTTAGGTATAATCTATCCACCAGCACATTAAATTCAAAACAGGGGGTAAAAACTCTCAAAAACATATGCCTATATCAATACATGTAAATTTTAAAATTTAGATTAGGGAAACCTAGTCTTTTTTTTGTTGTCCCCCTGCCAAGTTCCTTACTGGAATATTGTGGCACTAGAGAAGGTTTTGGCATACTCTAAGACGTTTTATACCATTACTGGCACAATCTATCCACCTAGGGGTAAAAAATGAAAATAGATAATTTTAATGGCTAAAAATGTAAAGTACCATACATATATGGTAAACTTGACAAAACTTCCCAATATGTGGTATAATAATGATATAAAGAATGGCAGGAGGAACAACATCTTGAGTAGTAGTTATTCATACATATTAAAAAATTTTAAAGGTAAATATAATTTGTCAGTGCCATATGATTTAGAAAAAAACGAGTTCCCCGTTGAGATAGATGGAGAATACAGCAATTATTATGACATACGGATAGACTGCCGTAAGGGTTTTATATATCATGCGGGGCAATCTACGTTGATGGCATGTTTTGACACTATAAATTTACGGAATAGAGTGCTAAAACAATTAGACCCATCTATCATTATAGAGGCTGAAAAAAATTGGTATGATTTTTCGTTTGATGCGAAAGACATAGAGCCAGTGGCAAAAGCTATGCAAGCAAAGATATCACACAAAAATCGAAGTCCGTATAGCGTGAAGAATTTACCCCAATATGTTCCTAATAACGCATATTTATGCAAACAAGTTTCCAAGTTTATAATTGATAAATATGGGATAGGTCAATACAACAAGGTCATGCAAAAGTATTTCCGCAAATATAAGATTAAGTATAAAAAAGAAGGTCGTCTAAAATATATTCACATTTTGGACAAGCATAATAAACTACAAGAGGTGCTCGATGACATCAATAAATTATAATATCAAAACTGTAGAGGCGCGCATTAGAAGGGTTAATAAAATATTAGAAGAAAATGAAGATAGCATACAGAGATATTTTGATAATGTGTTTCTTAATAAAGCGACTAAAATCCCATATCATTATTTATTGAATCAATTATCAAATTATATTTTATATGACAAGCCATCCTCTCCATACAAAAAAGAGATGCAAGACAAATTTGAAAATTCAGCACTTGGATTGCACGGAGATGGAGAACCATATTATTTAAAAGATAAAATAACAATTGAGGAAAAAGATTTTGGACATTCCAGAGATAAAAGAGAAGCAAGACCTAATAAATGCCCTAAAAACACAAAAAAAATGGGCAAAAGAGGCTAAATATGACCAAATATTGATAAAAGAGAGCAAATTACCCCCATTGCGGGCACATTCTATCTGCTGTGTGCCACAATATGAGCAAATTTTTGAGTTTGAGGAAGAAGATCAGCAATCATATTATTGCCAAGAAAATGAAGATGTGGATATATTTGAAATTGATACTACAAATAATCCTCTCAATTTAGACTTATTTGACGAGGATAATTGGAATAAGATTATTTTAAGAGTTCTGCCGTACCAAAATCAAGTTGGCAGTAGAGTGGACAAGCTGGTGACAATTTTTAATAAAGTATATCCGCTTTGTGAATTTCGGAAAGTTGAAAGAGATATAATACGGATTTTCCAAGAGTCTAAAAAGAAAGATTATGGATATGAAATTGTCAAAATATATTGATGTATCCAAAAAACTTGGCATAGACCAAAATGCGGTCAGTCGCAACATCCAATCGATTTGCAAAAAGCTTTGCGATGCCTATGAGGAATTATTTACTGATTATTATTACACATTTTTAGTTAAAGGCACTTATAAAAAATGCTCAAAATGTGGAGAAAACAAAATTATTCAAAAATATCATAAGAATAGCAATTCGGCAGATGGTCGTAAATCTATTTGTACAGATTGCTTAAAGGCAATGTACAAAGTGTGTAATATATGCGAAGAAAATTTAAACATTGATGAATTTGCTTTAGATAAAAACACAAAAGATGGGCACAAAAGTTACTGTAAAACCTGTGACGCAAACCGTAAAAAATAAAACCATTTGCGGAAAATGCCAAAATTTAGGTGCAGTTTTTGGGAGTTATATCGGAGTAAAAAATGGGCTGTTCTAAAAGTACGGATTTTTTGCTTCAAAACCACATATATAAGTGAGGAAGTATTTTATGAATAAAATTAATGCGAGTGAATTTTGCAAATTATTGTCTCCGCATACAAGAGGACAAGTTAACGCAAAACAATGGAAAGATTTACTAAAGATATTGCAAATGGAAATTGGAAAACAATTAAATCAAAATGATTGCGAAATACACTTACCGTTTGGAACGTTTTCAAAAATAGAGAATAAACAACAATTTATAAAAAAATCAATTAATGGCGTAGAGAATGTGCCGATTAAAAATAAATATCAAGCAAGGTGCTCTTGCAATCAACTAAAGGAGTTAGTTAATGACGGAGAAAATTGAACAAAAGAAATACGTTATACAACTAAAAATAAATGAAAATCTTGATTATAGAGAAACGGCAATCCGTGCAAATAAAAATTTTAATACAGATTATTGGGACGGCGAAAGAGTCAGAGATGTAATGCGTAAGTTTCGTAGGAAAGAAAATGAAAAACGAATAGGTGTATCAGAAGGAAATTGTGAATCAAATCTACAATCAAAAGAAGATAGTAAATATAAATTACAAGAAGATAAAATCAATCAAAAAATACAAGAGCTGCAAAAAGAACGTATTAGAGTTCAAACCGAAAAAATTGAATTAAATAACTTATTGCGGCAACAAGTTAGAGCTGATATGACTGAAGATAAAATAGTCGATGCGTTAAAAAATAAGCTAAAAGATATATACGTCTCAAACATCAAACCTATTCAAAGAAAAAAGAATGACATATCTACATTGGTTGCTTTAGCAGATATGCATTATGGTGTTGAATTTGAGATATTAGATTTAATTGGTAATGTTTTAAATAAGTATAGTCCTGAAATTTTTGAGCAGAGAATGTGGACAATCTTAAATGATATTGTTATATATGCTAACAAAAATAACATAAATGAAGTAACAATTCTTAACCTCGGTGATGAGCTGGAGGGAATAATCCACGTTAGTCAATTAATGAGTTTACGATATGGGGCAATTGAATCGGTGATTCTTTTATCTGATTTTTTAGTTAAATGGATATTAACTTTAGCTCAATATCTAAGAGTAAATTATAAACAAGTTCAGGGAAACCACACAGAATCCAGAATTCTAACTGGAAAGAAGGGGGACTTCCCTCATGAAAATCTTTCTAAAATAATTATTTGGCATTTACGCTCCGTAATGGAGAGCAAAAATGTACCTAACATAAGTATACAAGAATATAATGCTGAAGGCAATGTTTATTTTAATTTAAGTGGATACGATATATTAGCCGTTCACGGGCACAACGAAAGTAATAATTTAATTAAATCATTAAATGACTATACTATGCTTTATAATAAAAATAATATTGATTATTTAATGGCAGGACATTTACATATGGGGTTATCCGCAGACGCTTGTAAGGATAAAGAAGTCGTGCGCTTCCCTTCAATAATGGGCGGCAATGAGTATTCTTTAAGTATTAAAAAAATGTCCAATGCTGGTACTAAAATTATATTATTTGAAAAAGATAAGGGCATTACCGACGAGCATCGAATTTTGCTAAAATAAGAATCGAGTAAAAACTCAAAAAAAGAGTTATTAGGTATAAAATCTCAACAAAAAATATGTGATGGCGGAATCTATATAATAACCGATGTAAGCGGTTTGTACTTACTGAAAGGGCTTTTATGTAAAGACGCATCAAGTACGGTATGACATCGGGCGCACGGTGAGATTACTTTAGCAAAAATCATACCTTCCCATGGTGTAAGTCCATGGGTCACATATTTATTTTATTAAAGCAAATGTTTACCGCTTGCCGATGGCACGGAATATAAATGATTCGGTTTGCAAATTATTAAAGCGGTTGACGTTCTAGTAACCAGACCGCTAAATTACCTTGTTGGTAAATTATTAGAAACAAACTAATCCAACTAAAGAAAACGAGAAGACGGTCACATAAACAGTGATTTTTGTTTGTTAGTATTCACTTACCAATTCTCCACATCTTAATTTTGAAGGCTTTATAAGATGTAACATGCTGAAGTAGCTCAATGGTAGAGCCACTGATTTGTAATCAGTAGGTTAAGAGTCCGAATCTCTTCTTTAGCTCCAACTGTAGGCGTAACGCCGATTGCCTCCTCTTATGAGGAGTATCCTACTAGTGGTGCCCCGCTACCAATAAGTGCGGATTATAGATGTCAAAAATAGGTTAATAAATATTAGCCTTCACTTTATGGAGAGGCTAAATACCTCTCTTGTAAGGTGTAAATTATTGATTGGAGCGAATAAATGATACAAGCAGTAGTAGTGTTAATATGTTGTACAGCAATATTGCTAATCAACTTTGATCAAAATAGAACTATTAGGGAATATGAGGACATTATCGGAGAGTTAATAGGAGAAAACGAAGCACTGGTTAGTTTATACAATGAAAAAATCAAAGAAACTTTACATAAAGAATAAAACTATAAAATAGCTGCCAATATGATATGTGCAGCTATTTTCTTTATTATAGGATAAGGGCGTTGATAATGAACATACTCTCACTTGACCAAGCCAGCGTAATTTCAGGTTATGCAATATTTGATCTTGGGGGGCGAATAGTTGCTTACGGCATTATAGATCTTTCGAAATTGCCTAAGTCGACACAGCAAGATCAAGCAAATAAAAGGAATGTTTTAATTAATAATATACACGATTTAGTGCAGAAATATGATATACAACAAATTATCACAGAGGGAATTTATTACCATTCAAACCAGTCTACATACGAAAAACTTGCAAAGGTTCAGGGGTGTGTGCAAGATTATGCTGTGCGTAAAAATCTGGTTTGTTTTTCTTGGGCTAATGCGGGTGAGTGGCGCAAATGGATTTCAATAACAGGGAAAAAACGAGAAGATTATAAGGCGGCAACAAAAAGATATGTAATTGAAAATTTTGATGTGCCAGACGATTTAGTGGAAGATATCTACGACGCGATAGGGATATGTAGTGCGTATTTTTGTGATGCTAAAGTGACAGGAAGTGAATAAAAGGAATGGTCAAAAACGAACAACATAGATGTATTTGGTGTGGAAAAATATTAACTGATAAAAATACCTATGTTTCTAGGTCAAGAACAAGCTTTGAAGGGCGCACAATTTTTTGCAAGGACTGTATGACAGAAACATATAAAGAATATTATAACAAATTTGGGAATGTCAAAAAGGCAATATGGCACAATTGTAGGAAATTCGACGTTCCTTTTATTGATGATAGATATTCAATGGTTGAGACACAACTTAACGATAAGGAATATGTAAGCGAAAAAGCTTTTGGCGTTTATATGCAAAAGCTTTATTCATTTAAGCCCGTAGATGGAGACCCATCTTGTTTTGAAGATGGAAATATTAATATTAAATTTTCTCAGGATGAAAATCTTGATAGCGAAACAGAAAAAAGCCTTGTTGATAAATGGGGCAACTATTCCTCAAGAGAACTTAATTCTTTTGAAAAAAAATATAACGCACTTAAAAATAACTATCCTGAAAAAACCGCCCTACACACTGAGGCTTTGATGAATTATGTTCGTTATCGCTGTAAGGAAGAATTGGCTACCTCTGATGGTGAAGTCAAAGAAGCGGAATCATGGTCAAAAATGGCTGCTAAGGCTGCTACGGACGCGAAAATTAATCCTTCACAATTATCTGCCGCAGACTTACAGGGTGGGCTAAATAGTTTTAGTGAGATAACAAAAATTGCAGAAGAAGAATCTGATATTATAAAAAAACTACCTCAGTTTACGTATAGACCTAATGATTCTGCTGATTTTATTATGTGGTGCATTATAAATTATATGCGTAAAGCCAAGGGGCAAGAAGAAGTAGATTATCATAGTATCTACGCTTTTTATGATCGTAGAAGAGATGAATATATAGAACAATATGGCGATCCTTATGAAATCTTTAAAGATGACCCTACCATTGGCAATAGGGATAAGATAGATAAGTTTATTAAAACGTCATATGGCGACGGTGATAAGAATGGCTAGTTTTAAGAACTTCCAATCAGATAATTTCAAATATGGAGCCGATAATAGAAGTGTTTATAATCCAATATTAAGCCCAACCATCTCGGCATTGAGCGAAACGGACAAAGAGATTATAAATTCTAGTAAAGAAAATTATTATAGGTTTGTTAGTTGGGCAAGGTGGTACCCCGATTTATTTTTAGATTTAATTAAACCAAAAACGGGTGGAATTAATTTACATTTAGATCAAAGAATTTTAATGCGTTCAATTGTACGTTTCCCTAGTACGTCTGGAGTATTTTCAAGAGGATTTGGTAAAACCTTTGATGAGGTAGCATGTATGCATCTCGTCGGTATATTTTATCCCAGCATTGATTTAGCTTTGACCGCCCAAACAAAAGCCAACGCTTCTGAACTTTTAAAAGATAAACATAATGAATTAATGAAGTTTTATCCAATTTTAAAGAATGAAATTGTAAGTGTAAAATTTTCAAAAGATGACGCCGAAATTAATTTTCTTTCTGGAAGTAGGATTGACATACTAGCCAATGCAAAATCAAGCCTCGGTCAGAGAAGAAAAAGAATTAATGTTGAGGAATCAAATATCGTAGATCATGATTTGTTTGATAATGTAATCGCTCCAATTGTTGAAGTTCCGCGGCTTACATTTGGTAAGCTTGGGATTGTTGATCCAGAGGAATTAAATCAGCAAATCAACTTTTTCACAACTTCTGGGTTTCGTGGTTCGGATGAACATGCTAGGGTGTGTGAAATGATTGATAATATGATGGATTTAAAAGGCGATATGGTATTGGGGAGTAGTTGGAGGTTGCCATGTTGGTATGGTCGTGGCTCTACTAAATCACAAGTTCTTGAAAAGAAGAAAAAAATGTCATCTGTTTCATTTGCACAAAACTATGAAAGTGACTGGGTCGGGAATGTTGATGGAGCTTTAGTTGGAATTAATAAGGTCTTAAAACTGCGTAATTTGACAGAAGTAAAAACCAAGGCAGACAAAGCCTTTGACTATATTTTAGGAGTTGACGTAGCTCGTTCTCAAAGTAGCACTAATAATCAATCTTCAGTTGCAGTAATTGAAATTCATAGAAATTCTAACGGGAAGATTATTAATTTAAATTTAGTTAACCTATTTACGATTTCCAATTCTCTGAATTTTACTGCACAAGCAATTGAGGTAAAAAAAATAAAGAGAGCATTTAATGCTAAAGTGGTTTGCATTGATAGTAAATGGACTTGGAGTTGGACTTTCAGATGAATTGCTCAAAGAAACTTTTGACCCTAATACTGGCGAGAATTTAGGTTGTTGGAAAACACTTAATACCGATAAAGTTCCAGAGGTTCAAAATGCAGAACGATGTTTATACGAATTAACTCCACAATCAGAACGTACAAATTCGATTACTAATTTTATTAGTGTGGTTGATTCTGGTATCTTAAGATTGCTTGAAAAGCGTAATGACATATATGATTCAGATAATAATGATAATTATGTAGACAATATATTACCATTTTTACAAACAGATTTTTTAGTAGAAGAAATAGCAAATTTACAATTAGAAACTTTATCTACTGGCAAACTCAAAGTCAAACAGACGAGTAAGAAATATGATAAAGATAGATATTCTGCCGTTGAATATGCTACTTGGTATGCTATGACATTTGAAAACCGCGATAGCGGTATTAACTTTAATTGGAATGAATTTTGTCATTTTTAATTGGGAGGTGAACAAATGAGCGAAATAATCGATGAGACTAATGAAATAAACAATAAGCCTAAAGAATTTTTTGTACCACGAAATATAATGAAAACTAATATCAAACCTATGTGGGCAATGACGTATACTAAGGCTTTGGCACAAACTTATTCTGAAGCTCAAATTCTTGAGTTTTTAAAAGACCCTAGAACTAATTATAAAAAATTACAGGGGGTCTCAGAGTATTTATATAATACAAGTAAGCTATATCAAAACTTTTTATATTACCTATCAACAGTAATGACGTTTGATTATATCATATTCCCCACCGAGATAGATAATATAAAAGAAAAAACATTGTGGTCGAGACTTGAGACTTCTGCAATGAGAGTCTATAACATTCAGCCTGAGTATAATTTTCCCCATATGCTAATGCGTACATTACTTAATGGCGAATCGTATTGGTATAACATTTCTACTGATAATGCTGAAATTTTTTCCGAAGTTCCAAGTAAATATTGCCAAGCGGCTGGATTTGATAATAATAATTTGTGGAGATATTGGGTTAACTTAACTTTAATTGATCCTAATATGCTTAATGAATTACCGCTAGAAATTCAGGATGCTTACAACAAATATAATAAAAAGAAAATTAAAACCGAAGATGATAATTTTTATCTTGTAAGTGATCGCGGTTTTGCAATGTTCTGTCATGGGACAAGCGAGACGCATGATTATCCATATTTTTCTTCTATGTTTATTGATTTAACTAGACTTGAGGGCGATAAAGATTATTTTAATAACTTTATCAAAGCAGATAATATTAAATTAATTCACTGTAAGGTGCCGATAGACGAGAAGTCTGGAATGCCACTAATGGAAAAAGGTGTTATCCAAGATTACCACGATTCTCTAAAAGAACATTTGCCAGAGAATGTTGCACCTATTACTAACCCATTTGAAACAGAGGGTATTAATTTAGATAGCGCTCAAAAAACGGGCATTAATATTGTTGAAGTCGCCAAAAAGAACGTACAGGACGATAGCGGAATATCTGATTCTATGTTTGCCGCAGATACAACAATGGGGTTAAAATATTCTACACTTGCTGACTCTGCGAACATGTATCCTTTACTTGCTTACTTTGAAAACTACGTAAATTTTAAACTTAAAGACCAAAAGTTTAAATGTAAATTCTTGCGAATTAATCATTATGATAAATTAGAATGGAATAAATCATTTGCAAGCGGTATGTCAATGTCTGGGGATAACAGAAGTAAGTATATTGCTACTTCACAAACTGGCTTATATGAGTTTATTATGACTGCAAAAATGGAAAAAGCCATTGATATTGACTCGTTAATGCCAATAAAAGAAAGTGCATTTACACAGTCTGGCGATGCTGGAAGACCAGAGACCACAGAGCCAACTCCATCAACAGAGGAGGTAAATAAAACAAAATGAAATTGATATATGTAATTGATGAAAGTTACAAAGATGAATTACTATCCAAGGGTTTTAAGTTTATTCAAAAAACAGAAATAGATAAGGAGACTTGTTGGGTCTTAAAATCAAAAAATTAAATTTGATTTTTCTACTCTTGATAGTAGCAAATATTTTTGTAACAACAAATTATTCTTATGATATAGAAAGGAGGTGAAATTATTGAAGGATAGAATAAAATTTGAGGCAAATATAGATACCAAATCTTTTGAAGTTTTAAACTCCGAATTTACAAAAGCTAAATGTTATATTTTATATACGGGGCTGAATCGTAATGGCAGTTTAATGAGCAAGGTAAACCGTTGAGGCTTCGCTAAAATCAATTTATAATATTCCAGTTATTGCTGAATTTGTTAATAAAGATGATGGGGAAAAAGATTTTGGAACTCACGGCGGGCGGATAATTATTGATGGCTCTGGCGTTAAATATGAGCAAACTACTGTTCCATATGGTGTTGTGCCTGAATCGTCTAATCCTCGCTGGGAAATGGTTGAAGATAAAGAATATCTTGTATGTGAGATTATATTATGGTCTGGGCGTTATGATGACTTAGATGTATTTCTTGCTGACGGGGTTCGTCCACAGAGCATGGAAATTTCTCCACTTGAGTTCGAAGAAAAAGATAATATATTTGAAATAACATCTTTTGAATTTTCTGCTTTGACAATTCTTGGTTCAGATATTGAACCCTGTTTTGAAGAAGCAAAAATAGAAACTTATGAATGCGATACGTTTAAAAAACAGTATGAAGAGATGGTAGACAAATTTACTCAGTATATAAGTTCTTTAAACGAAGAAGACATACCTAAAGTAGAAGAAACATTCTCTCTTACCATGAAAGAAAAGCTTAATTTATTACAGAATTCTATTGAAGATGAGCGTATAGCGGATGAGGATGACAACACAATTAATTATACGTCTTATTGGGTAATGGACTTTGACGATAATTATGTTTATATCAATATCTATGGCTGGTCAAATGATGGTTCTAATAAAGATTATTATGTTCGCGGGGCTTATATTATAGATGAAAAGAATAGTTCTGCAATAATTAATAAAGAATCTTTTGAAGAAATAATTAATAAATGGGTTACTTTAATTGAGGCAAATACAATAGATTCTGAACGTGAAACAATGGAGTTAGAATTTAATCAATTAAAAGATGATTATAATCATCTCCAAAACGAAAATCAACTTCTTCAAAATTTCAAAGAAAATGTGGAAAAAGATGAAAGAAAAATCGAAAATAAAAACAGTTTTAGATGTAATTTTCTTTTGATCTTGAAAATTCTGAAGATTATAAAAATTTCCGAGATGAGGCATTAGAAAAAGAATTATACTGATGACGAAATTCGTAAAGAATGCTTTTCAATTTTAGGGAAATTCAAATTTGAACAAAAACCTAAAAAAGATAAAGAAAAACCTTTGGCAACTTTTGTTAGTACCAGCTCAATAACAGATAAGGCTGGGGAAAGATATGGTTCCGCTACTCGGTTTTTCACACCAAAAAAATAATTAAATTTATAGGAGGTTAATATGGCTAATTTAATAAATCTTAGTAAAGTAAAAGCTAGCACAACTATTTTTGATATAGTTGCCCCTGCATCTTATGCCAACGGATATTTGGCTACTCTTGGAACTATTAATACTGATGGCACTTATGATTGTGCCGCTCCTGTTGCCGTTACTGATTTGGGAATGGTGGTAGTTCTGGCTGTGCCTTTGTCTTATGAGGCAGAAAAAGTTGAAAACGATTATGTAATTGCAACTGGCGAAATTGTAAGGGCTTATGTTCCGTATAGTGGTTTTGTTGTTGATGTCCCAGCCGCAAACATTACTGCTGGAGTCGCATTGGCTGCTGGAAAATATGTTATCCCTGTTGCTGGTGCTGGCAAAATGACTTCTGCTGATGCACTCGGTGGCACTGAGGCAGTCGCTTTTATAATTGATTCGCTTTACACTAAGTCTGGTGTGTCTATGGCTTCTATTAGATGCATCAAGGCAATATAAGAAAGGAGGTTTAATATAATGAATAAATTAACAGATTTACAAACACTCGCACTTGATACTTATAGAAAAGCTCCTATCGGCTATTCCTTAGTCGAATCTAATGAAGCTGTCAGAAAAGCTGTTCGTGATGCCTGTGGTGGCGAATGGAATTACTATAATTTCATGAAAAATCAATGGGACGTATATGACAGTTAATCGCTGAAGTCATGCCTGTTTCTATGAATGCATCGTTGGCAAATAAATTCAGTGGATTTGCAGACTTTATAGATACTGCAATGGGAGACGAAAATAACTTCATTGTTGAGGATAATACACTTTTCCCAGTTTATACAGTTAGCCGTGGTAATGGAGACGTAGCTCGTCAGAAGATTTCTGGTAGAAGTTTCTCCGTAAGCACAGTTAATAAAGAAATTAAATTCTATGATGAATTTGATCGCTTTATGTCTGGTAAGATAGATTTTTCTGCTCTTACAGATAGGGCTTCGGCTTCTTATGCACATTATACAGGACAACTTATCTCTGATACTATTTATGGTTCTTATGCAAGTGTAAATACAAACAATAAAGCTACTGGTGCTTATGATGCAGATACTCTTGCTGGCATTATAGAGCATACTAAAGCCGCTACTGGTGCAGACAGGCTTCAAATTTGGGGTACAACTACTGCTCTTGGATATATCTCTGATGGCTTTGGATATTCTGATGGTGCTAAAGATGCAGCAAATCAGCTTGGCTTCTATGGTAATTTCCGTGGTACTGATTTAGTTGCTTTCCCACAAGCATATCTTCCACAATCTACTACTTTTGCGGTAAATGATGCTCACGTTATTATTCTACCTGCTAATGAAAAAATAGTTAAGGTTGCTTTTGAGGGAACACCTTTTGTTGGTATCACTGATGCAATGGCAAGAAGCGATAGACAAATGGAATTTGTTTATGGTCGTCGTGTAGGTGCCGCTGCTATCACTGTTCCTGACAACATGTTCGGATTCTACAAATTCACTTAATAAAGTTTGATATAGGGGTATTTTGAATACCCCTTTCAAATTAAAATTAGAGAGGTATTTTTTATGGCTAGGCTAACAAAAATTGAAAGTATAGAAAAACAATTAAAGGGGTTAACCCCAGACGTTCAAAAATTAGTGGAAGAATTGCTTGCTGCTAAAACTAAAGATTTGACAGAAGAAAATAAAGCAATTAAAAAAGAATTAGAAACTCCAAAACAGAAATCTAATGGGCACAGATTTGTTCCAACTAATACAAAAGTTAAGATTCGTAGTAATATAGACGGTACGTTTATATTTTCTCACAATAAAGGGAAAGTTAATGTATTTATAACTCTGCCTAATTATGGCGATACTATTGATTTAGATTATGATGAAATTAAAGTAGTTAATAACGCCAAAGGTAATTTTTTCAAAAAAGGCATTTTGTCTATTGACGATGTGATGTCCGAAGACGAAAACATTACTATTGAAGACGTATATTACGATTTAGGTATAGCAAAAATTTATAAGGGTAAGTTTACTCCATTAAATTTTGAAGAACTATTAGATAATAGTGTTTCATACCCAATATTTGAAAAATATTTGCTTGATAATAAAGAAGTCGCAGAAACGGTAATGATTATAAGTGCCATTCTGCACCGAGAAGGTAGACTTAACGATAATGCTAAAATAGAATTTTTCAGAAAACATTTTAATAATAAAAATTTGTATAGGTAGGAGGTGGGCTTATGGCTACTTCTTTTAGTGTGCCATTTAGTTATTTCTTATCGCTATTGGATGACCATGATATTGCGACTAACTTAACGGATGAGCAATTAACAGTACTTGTTATTTACTTTCATAAATCAATCCTATGTCTTTATATTTCAAAAGTTGTGATGTTGATTTGGCAGATTATGAAATACCCGATTATTATACTCAAAGCTATACGGCAAGTGGTGCAAGCTCTGACTTTGTTTTGTCTCAATATCCTACATCACCAGACATCAATGCAATTACATACACGGTGACAGTAGATGGTACTGCGACAACCGCATATACTTTTACTGAGTCAACAAAAACATTTTCATTGACTTCAATTCCTACAGTTGGGCAAACAGTAGTTTGTTCGTATGAATTTATAGGGCAATTTAATAATCTAATTTCAAATGAAATCGCTTGGATTTTAGCTTATGGAATGATTATAGGATGGCTAAGTGGTAAAATGTATAACCCCTCGAAAATGAAAGAACGGTTAAGTTTAAAAGATTGGAATTCTTCACATTCTCCAGCAAACCTACTTAAGGAGCTTAGGATTTTATATGAGATGGCACAAACCAATTTAAGAAATTTAGTTGTGAGTTATAGTTTTAATAGTGGGTATAATTTTGATGAAGAATAGAGATGAGTTATTTATGACTTGTCTCTATTCTATTTATTTTGTAAATTAGCCTATATAATGTAGGCTTTTTAATAAAAGGGAGGTTTTGTTAGGCATGGCATTAACAGAATATGGACAATTTTTTTCCAAGTGGTTTGGAGATGCTACTCCAAAAAATGCAAAAAAAGCAACTGGTACATTAACAATTTCTGGGGTGGTATCTGACGCACAAATTGTAACAGTAGGGTCAAAGACATATGAATTCGATATAGACAATACTATTACTGCGGGACGAATAAAAGTAGATATAGCAGACCTTAGAAATCAAGCAACTGGGACTCTTACATTTACTGGTGTACCTGTAGCGGCAGAAACTGTTACGGTTGGAACGGAAGTTTATGAACTAGTAGCGGCAGCAGAAGATATAGCTGTTCCCACTAATATACCTGTTGTTCTTGGCGTAACTCTTACGGCAGATAATGCAGTTACGAAATTAGCCGAGGCAATTAGTGCAAACTCTGCTATTGTAGATGCGGTTGGCAATACAACTGCTGATACTGTTGTTTTAGTAGCTGATGTAAAAGGTACAGCTGGTAATAGCATAGATACTACTACAACTTGTAGCAATGCAACTTTTGGCGGAGCAAATCTTAGTGGTGGGCTTGATACTATTACGGCTCCAAATGCAGTAACGGCATTAGTTACGGCAATTACGGTAAATGATACTAGTGTTGTAGCAGCTGACGGAGCTGGGGATACAGTGGTTGTAACTTATGGCGTAGTTGGTACTGAAGGTAATTCTATAGTAACCACAAAGACGATGACAAATGGTTTGTGGGCTGCCGCTACGCTTACTGGTGGGCAATATGCAACTCCATTTAAAGCAAGTGCTGGGTTTATTATTATAAGCGGAACGTGGTATATTTGCACAAAACCTTGTGATAAATATACAACTGATGCGTGGTATAGTGCTTCTCCAACTATCATATCTTAGTCAAAATATTAACGAGAGGTGGTGGTATAGTTGGGATTTTATGACAATTATCGCGCAAGAGTACAATCTACTTTAACTGATTCAGAATATGTTAATGAAGATAATAGAAATTTAATTATTGAAAATTTTTTNNTACAGCCTAATTATTATTAGCATTACTAAAAATTAATGATGCGGTTACACACTATGATGTTTTAATTGCCGAAGAGAATAAGAAAAAAGATGCTGTTGGTTATAAAATATTAATTTCTTACCCATATACTACCACACAATTCTCTATTGGAGATTACATCAATTGGGAGTCAAAAGTATGGTTATTAACTACATTAGATTCCCAATATGATTATTCTATCGGCGGTAAAATCGTTGAAACTAATATTGATTTAAATTGGCTAGACGACAATTCTACATTAAAATCTTATCGTGCTTATGCAAATAACCGCATTTCTGATGCTGGGTTTAACGAAAATAAAAATTTATTTGCATTAAATGGAGATATAATTATTCGAGTTCAATCCAATGTTGACACTATTTCATTAAAAGAAAATAAAAGATTTATAATAAATGGCAATGCTTATAGAATAACAAATATTAATAATTTTGTTGATGGGTTGCTTGAATTTTATATGGAATCTGCCGATGTGTCTGAATACGATGACATCATAAATAATATCGCCAATAACACAGATAATGTTTATACGTCTTGAAATCAATCAAGATTCTTTTAATAATATTATTGGTTATTCTTCCACTTTATCCGCTACCGTTAAGTTAAATGATGACGTTGTGTCTAAAAGCGTTATTTGGTCAAGTTCCGCACCAACTAAAGTTTCTATAACTTCTGCTGGTGTAATTACTTGTCTTGCGCTTGGGAGCGCCGTTATTACGTGTAAAATGGCAGACAATGTATTAATAACAGACACGATAACAATTACTGTCGTTGCATCTACTACCCCTATAGAAGAAATACGTATTTTACCTAGCATTACAATGATTACACAAGGAGATACGGTAAATTTTTCTGTGTATAAATATTTAAATAATGTTCAGCAGGTTAAAACATTTGCTGTAACTGCTTCTGGTGTGCCTAATTCTTATTACAATTTAATAAATGTTGATGCCAATCATTTTAGCATTCAAAATCTACAAAGATATATTACTAATGATTTACATGTTTTATGTACATGTGACGATGGCACAACAGCATCTTTTAACATTACCTTATTGGGATTGTGGTGAATCCATAATTAAATTTTAAAGAATAATTTTCTTTGAATAATACATCATTTTTATTGGTTAATTTGGGGGTGAAAAATAGAATAAAATAGATAAAGTACTACTTTAATTATTAACAATATTTCCTATAAAATAATTGGAGATTATAAAAATAAATATGAAAAAGTGATAATTGAAGATGATGATGGCTATAAATATTATATCTCCACGTATAGCATAATTCATAACCCAAACAAGCCAAGAATTTTTACTAAAAGCAATCCTTTCACGATATATAATATTAATCGTTGGCTCAATATTAATAACAAACAAATTGAATTAATTAGTGAATAAATATATAAATACTCACGATATGTTAACGTTTAAATGTTTAAGTCCAAATTGTTTATCTATTTTTAATAATAGTTGGAGTAATGTGTATAGAGGGGTTGGGTGTCCTTATTGCAACGGTAAAAAAGTGAATGTTACGAATTGTTTAGCCACCATTAATCCAGAATTGGCGTTAGAATGGCATCCAGTAAAAAATGGAGATTTAACTCCATATAATGTTACGGCAAGAAACACCAGAAATGTTTGGTGGGTTTGTAAAAATGGACATGAGTGGGTTAGTTCAATTTATAACAGGGATAACGGGTCTGGGTGCCCATGTTGTTTTGGAGTAAAAGCGACAACGGAAAACAATTTGTTTGTTAATAATTTTAAATTATGTGAAGAGTGGGATTATAACAAAAACGCTAAATCTCCAGAAGATTATACCCCAAATTCTGGGCATAAAGTTTGGTGGAAGTGTAGTATTTGTAATCGAAGTTGGCAAGCTGTTATTAGGGACAGAAATTCTTCGCATTATGGTTGTCCATATTGTTCTGGAAAGCTTCCAACTGAAGAATATAATTTATTGGTTTTATATCCAGATATTTGTGCAGAATGGGATTATTTAAAAAATTTAAAGTCTCCCGAAACATATCTGCCACATTCAAAGGAGCATGTATGGTGGACATGTAAAAATAATCATCATTATAAGGCTCAAATTTCTAATAGAGTGTATGGCACAGGATGCCCTATATGTAAACAATCTAAAGGAGAATTAACAATTCAAAATTGGTTGTTAAATAATAAATTTTATTTTGAACCAGAATTTTCTTTTGATGGGTTAATCGGCGATGCTAGGTATCCATTACGTTTTGATTTTGCTATATTTAATGATGAAGAAAAAACAAGTTTAAATTGTTTGATTGAATATGACGGGGAATTTCATTTTAAACAATATTTTAAAGAACAAAATTATCGAAAAATGCAAAGATATGATAAAAAGAAAAATGAATATTGCGTTAAACATCATATCCAATTACTTCGTATCCCATATTGGGACTTTAATAATATTGAAGAAATTTTAAGTAGGGAGTTGATAGTTTAAAAAATGACTGAAGATGGTTACAATAAATTTACTGGGTTTTCAAACCTCCCATATAACATTATTAGTAATCTAATTTTGAATGACGAGGAAATCTGGAAATTACTTAATTTCCCTACAAATGATGCGTTGGCGCAACCCAATTTAACATTGGCTCAAAAGGGAGCGTTAATTTATAAAGGGCAAGAAGATTCAACGCTATTTCGTGTTTTTACTACTCCGTTTGTTGATGATGCCTTTGAAGCAAGGCAAACTCATTTACACATATACCCAGTTAAGGTATATCCAGAAAATTATGTAATGGGCGTGGTTGATTTTGCAATTGATATAATATGTCATAATAAAATTGCGATTTTATCTAATGCATCAAATAGGTTGGACGTTATGTTTGAGCATATAATGAAAGCACTTAACGGTAGCGATATTGAAAGTGTTGGCACTTTATATTTTAATGCAGACAGACAGCATTCGGGAAGCGTAAGTAAACTTATGAGGGTTAATAATTTCTATACTGGCTATAGAATTATAATGAGTGTGAATTATGCAAATAGCTGAAAATAATAGTGTGCTTGAAAAATATTATAATTATAACAATGATATTTGGGGAATGCCACAGAAGTATAAAAACATATTGTTTTATCCACTGATGATTAATCAGCGAGAAGAATATGAAAATTTTTATACTTTATTTACGTTTAATAAAGACCAAATACCAGATAAAAATATTGGTAAAATGTCTTATCTTAAATTTCTTATTTGTATTTTGCCCAATGTTTATAGGACAGATATAAAAAATATTTTAATCGATTTTTTGAAAATAATAACTAAAACAGATAATGTTGAAATTTTTGATAATCAGAGCGACGAAGATAAACTGGCTATAGCCAGTTTTTTTTCAATGGTTTCCGAAGAAGAAATCAATGAGAATAATATACATTATGAATTTTTCACTTTGGAACAATTAAATAAACTTAAGTTTTTTATACAAATTGGTGATTCTAAATTTTCAGAATATGATTTTGATGTCATCCGAGAAATTATTTTAAAACAGTATGATTTAGATTTAGATTATATCCGTGCTTTTGATGCTACCTTGGAAGAGAACTTAAGGATTTTACATAGGGGTAATGACGTTACATTTGAAGAACATATATTTGCTTTTAGTGCTTTAATGAAAATCCCAATATGTGAAATAAAAAATATGTTTACAATCTATCAATTCAATAAAACCATTGAAAGATTGCATATTATAGAAGATTATGAATCTATGAAAGGGTTAGAAAGTGCGGGTTTTATTAAATTTAAAAAAGGAGAAGTCGCACATTGGCTTTCTCACGTTCCGAAAAAAGGAAGATATGGTGATCTTCTAATCAAAAAAGAAGACTTTATAAAAGATAGTGATATTTTTAAAGCTTCAGAATCTAAATAAAATTTTAAAGGGAGTATGATATAATATGGCTGATAATACATTTTTAGTATCCGTTGCAAATGTTTTGGCATTAAACCCAACTACAAATGCAGCACTTTTTTACGGTAAAGCAAATCTTAACAGTGCTTTTACTCTAGCTATGCAAGCTACAGATGTAAGAGGAGGCATAAATAACCCTCGACTCTTTCAATTTGTCCATGATAGAGATTTAACTGTTTCAATTGAATCTGCAACTTTTGGTAAAGATATCCTTGCGCTTAATGTTGGTTCTACTATTGTAAATGGTTCGTTAAATGTGTGGAAGTCTGAGTGTGTCACTTTGGCTACAAACGTAGGAACTGTAACGGAAACTCCGATTGGTACTGTCAATGTCCAAAAGGCAGATGGAACTTGGGCTGTTGTAACTCCGTCAAGTAAGACAATTACTGTTAGTGGCGGAGGCGATACTAGTGTTTGGGTGCATTATCTATATGCTGACACAGTTGATCGCATTACAATTGGTACAACTACTCCTCCTAATGTTGTTAAATTAGTATTTACAGCAGAAGTTAGAACACAAGCTGGCGGCGTCGTTGAGTATCTACAGATTGAAGTTCCATATTTCCAAGTTGATGGTAATTATGAACTTGCTCTTGCATCAGATGGAGTTAGTACAGAGAAAATTACTGGTACTGCACTTAATGTTAATAGTACAACATGTGCAAATGGAGATTACTATGCATATGTTTCATGGATACCAAATACAGCAACAGCTATTCCTTATGCTGATATTTTCGTTACACCAAACGTATTCGAGCCTGATGCGGGAGTTCTTGCAACTCAGCAATTGACGGTAATGGGGGTACGTGGCGGTACTTATGCTAAATGTAAATATTACTTCACTTTGTACTTTTGCGAAGAATGTCGCTGGCGACGCAGACATTTCTGTTGGCGCGTCAACTGGGTTAATTTCCGTAGCTGCAACATCAACGGCGGCAGACACAGCAGTAATTACGGCAACTTATACAGACGGAACCGTTACATTAACAGATGATTGCATCGTTACTGTACAAGCATAACAATTTTATACTATTAATTACTAGCGATTTGAGGGGAGTGTATTTTATAATGCACTCCTCTTAAATATTACTTAGACAAATCTCAGAGCTTAAATAATAAATTCTGATTAAATATATTTTAAAAAATAATGGGGTGAAAGCATGGCAGATGAAAATAAGATTGAAGTTGAAGAAATAACTTCTGAGCTAATAAAAAAACAATCAGTTTCCAAACCATATAAGCCTAAATCTACAAAACAAATTTGTAACGTAATAAATAAAACAGATAGAAGATTCGCAATCGATTTTAATGGTTGTGGCATTGGTTTTATAGATAAAACTCCTAATAAAACTTCACAAGTTGAAGTTTCTTACATTGGAGAATTCGGAACCAAATCATTTAAAATCGAATCATATAAATTTATTTAACAAGGATGGTGTTTAAATTTGGTTAAGACAATTCACACATTTCATGATGCTATAGTAGCTACTGGGGATGGTACCACATTAAAATTAAATTTTGATATGTCTCCAGAAGCAGTTTTAGTATTTGCTATTACTGGGACGGCAACTGCAAGGACTGTAGACTTTAAAGCATTAGATACCAATGGGAAATATACTGATCTTTTATGCACAAATCTTAAGGCTGGTACTACGGCAGTTAAATCTACGGCGACGACTGATGATGTTTGGAAAGTTGCGGTGGCTGGTTTAGCGGGCGTACAATGTGTCGTATCTGCTGTTTCTGGCGGGAATCTTACCGTGACGGGTAAACTTGTTATCTAATTAAAATACATATTTTATCACACAAAAGACACTACATATTGTGGTTGAACAATGGTCTTACCACCATATATAGTATGCTTAAAACCAAAGTAAAGGAAAATTGAAAAATGAATAACGATTACATCTGGACAACTACGGACATTAATCATGTGGCTTATTTGATTTCCGTCGGTGGATTTAAAATCCAAGACTTTCATAAAGAAAATAAAAACGGCAAAGAAGTCGTAAGTTTTGTATTTTATGAATCCGAGACCACAATTAACAATGAACTAAGAAACTATATTAATAGTGAAATCGCTAAATTTAATTCAATCAAAAAATGAACTCCTTTCTCTTATCAGGCAAAATAAATTAACTAAAGAAGAAATGCTAGGTAAAGTCAATGGGTAGATCGTCAGTTTATAATAGCATAACCTCCGATGAAACATGGGAAGCGGTTAATAAAAAAAATAAGAGTTTATTGAATGAATTTATTGATTATTTGCGGTCTACTGATAAATCTGCATTAACTATTGTTAATTATGAAAGCGATTTAAAGATTATATTTACGTGGTGTGCGCTTGAAAATGATAACAAATTTTTCGTTGAATTTACAAAAAGGGATATAATTAAATGTCAAAATTATTTACTCAATGAGATGAAACTTGGGTCTAGCCGTATCAGACGTATGAAAAGTAGTATGTCTAGTTTATCGGGTTATATTGAAAATATTTTGGACGAAGATTTTCCAGAATTTAGAAATATTATAAATAAAATACCTCACCCCGCTCCTAATGAAGTACGTGAAAAAACTATAATGTCAGAAAAAGATGTGGATAAATTACTGAATTACTTAGTTGAACATAAAGAGTATCAGAAAGCGTGTGCGGTTGCATTGGCTGTTTGTAGTGGAGCAAGAAAAGCTGAGTTGCTTCGATTTAAAGCATCTTATTTTATTGATGAAAATATTATATACGGTTCACTTTATAAAACTCCAGAAAAGATAAAAACGAAAGGGCACGGAGTCGCAGGTAAAAAAATCTTCAAGTACGTTCTTATGAACAGGTTTCAATTATATTTTGATTTATGGGTGAAAGAAAGAGAAGAGCTTGGCGTTAATATCGATGACTTGTTTATCAATAATGAAGACGATCAATATGTATGTGCGAGTATATCTATGTTAAATAGTTGGGCTAATTCATTTTCGAAAATAATTGAATTAGATTTTTATTGGCATTCATGCCGACATTTTTTTACAACATATCTTTCAAAGGCTAATGTTCCCGCCGAGATTATAAAGGAAATATCTGGGTGGTCGTCCATAGATATGGTATCAAGATACGACGATACTGAAGTAGACGAATCTTTAGGCAAGTATTTTAATGCTAATGGCATTAAAAATACAGAATCTAAATCATTAAGTGATTTATAAATATTGCGAGGTGCAAACCTCGTTGATATAAAAGTGCCATTTTATTCATTCGCTGAGTAGGGTGGCACTTTACTTTAATTAAAAATTGAGGAGAATAAGAATGATAGAAAAATATATAAACTATGTTCCTGTTTCAGAAAAAATAGCCTTGGCTCAAAAAATATCCGCAGTTGTCGTTGATGATCTAGGTATAATAAATAAAAATAGCTTGAAGATATGCTCAACCTGCCTATTTGTTGGAGCCTATGTCGAAGATAAAGAATTTACTACAAATGATTATGATTATATAAAACAAAATAGGCTTGATAATGAGTTACGCGAAAAATTAGACGCAAAAGAAATAAAAGAATGGGAAATCGTTTTAGACAATGAAATTAATTTAGTTGCTATGCAACGTAAAATGCAAAGCACAAATGTTATGAAATCTATAACTTCTTTACTGAGTTCTCTTGAGACAAAAGTTAATTCTACAAACTTTGACAAGGCAATGAAAGAAGTTAATAAAATAATTGACAACCCAGATAGGTTAAGCAAATTTAAAGAGCTACAGGAAGTAGCTAAAAAATTATCATGAAAAACATAACTACTGGTAACTATCGTAGCTATAAAGATTTAGTTTCGGTTATTCATACCTATATTAATGCTGATATGGCTCCTATTTTACAACAAGTAGCTGAAGATATACACCAAACATTATTCGATTTTATTAAAGATAATTGGTATTGGGATAGACCTACTACTGAGTATTACGATAGAACGTATGAAGTTATTAATTCTATCACAATAAGACAAGATTAAAACCGTGGGAGGCGGAAGAGAAGTCTCTATTTATTTTGATGATTCTAAAATTAACTCCAATCAAGGCGAAGCTGGGAAATGGGATCAACATATGTCTATGGATGGATCGACTTCTTGGGGCGGAATGTCAATTGGAGAATGGGTTGTGCAATGGATGGATATGGGACAAAATTCGCAATTCTCTTCCTATAGTGGCATTCATTTTATAAAGAATATCACGGATAATAAAAAACAATTTATAGCAGAAATAAATAATCTTTTACAGGCAAAGGGATATATGTGCGTAGTTAAATAGAGGGGGGTGATTGAATGGCTTTAGCAGATGGTGGAATTGGCATTATTCTTAGTTGCCAGTTATCCCCCACAGATATTAGTAAAATCCAATCGCAGATAAATTCACTCCAAAATTCAATAAACAAAAAACCAATTAATGTTTTGGGCAATAGCGCGTCTGCCAAGAGTGCAACGCAAAATCTTGATCAATATGGGAATACTTTAAATAATGTTAAAGACAAGGTAGNAAAAACAAGTAAAAGTGTAAAAAACGCTGGAAACAACGTACAAGATTTTAGTAAAAAAATTAAGGGCGTAGGGCAAGTAACAGACGAATTTGGACAGGGATTAACAAATATTATCGGCAAATTTGCCAAATGGTACCTTATTGCGGGCGTAGTTACTACCGTAATAGGTGGCATAACTGGGGTAGTTGGAGTTGTAAAAGACTTAAATGACGCAATGGTTAATCTACAAATGGCGACTGGCGGTAATTCCGAACAAGCCCAAGCATTAATGACTAGTTATAATCAGATGGCTAAAGAAGTTGGTGCCACAACGGTTGAAGTAGCTGATTCAGCCAATTCATTCTTACGTCAAGGTAAGTCTATAGCAGATACTAATACTCTTATTTATGATTCATTAGTGCTTAGTAAGGTCGGTATGTTAAGCTCCTCTGATGCAACACAGTATCTTACAAGTGCAATGAAGGGGTATAAAGTAAGCGTTGAAGATACAATTGGTATCGTGGATAAATTATCTGCTGTTGATTTAAAGAGTGCAACAGATGCGGGCGGATTAGCAGAAGCTATGTCAAGAACGGCAAATATTGCTGATACAACTGGCGTATCAATGGATAAATTAATAGGCTATCTAGCCACGGTCGGGGAAGTCACGCAAAAAAGCATGGACTCTGTGGGAGAAAGCTTCAAAACAATTTTAACTAGAATGCAAAATGTTAAACTTGGTAAGTTTTTAGACGACGAAGGCGAAGATATTTCTAATGTAGAAACCGTTTTATCATCTGTGGGCATTAAACTAAGAACCGATAGTAATACGTGGGCAAACTTTGGCGATGTGTTAGACGAAGTTGGTGGCAAATGGAGTACCTATAGCGGCGTTCAAAAGAGTGCTATAGCAAACGCTTTTGCGGGTGTAAGGCAAGCCGAAAATTTCCTAGTCCTTATGAACAACTATGGCACCGCTCTTGATTATACTACTGTTGCGGCAAACAGTGCTGGCACCGCACAAGCAAAAATGGCAAACTACGAAAATTCTGTTGAAGCTGCGACAAAGCGTATGACGGCATCATATGAGGCTTTTTCGTCTGCTCTTTTGAGTTCTGATAGCTACAAAAATGTTTTAAACTTTTTCTCTGGATTGCTAGATACTTTTACTTATCTTGCCAGCCACTTAGATGTACTTAATGTAGGCTTTTCTATATTATTTGGCGTACTTGGTTTGAAGGCTATTAAAGTTATATCTACTATATCAGGACAAATATATGCGCTTGGTGGCGCCGTCAATATGTTAAAAACAACACTTGCTACATTGGCTCCAGCATTAGGGGTAGCCGTTGTTTTATACGGAATGTCTAAGGCTATAGAAAAAATACAAGAACTTAATGCAAATTATAAGGAATTAAAAGATGAATCATCCAGTTACGTAAAAACATTTTCAGATAATAAAGACGCAATTTCTGGCATGATTTCTTCGTTAGAAGGCGTAACAGAGGGTTCTGATGCATATTATAAAATTTCTAATGAATTAGCAAAAGTATTACCACAAATTGTTGACTATACTGACGCCGAAGGTAACGCTCATTTAAAAACAAAAGGGTATATAGACGATCACGTAGCATCTATGAGCGAATTAAGCAAAGCCTATAACGAAACAGTAAAGGTCGATTATGCTGACGAAATTGCAATGTTAGAAACCTTGCAATCAAAGTATGAGGCATTAGGGTTTGCTAAAGCGAATGCTATTTCTGAAACTTATGGTACTTCTTTTGAAACATCTGGAGCAATACAAGGAAGTATTGAGGTAAGCCCTGAATTAACATATCAGAAAAAATATTTGGATTGGCAAGCCACAAAGATTTCAGAGCAAATCAGAGAAAGTTTAGTCACGAAGATGGTACAAGCCTCTGATATTAATGATGGTCTTAAAGATGCGCTAGAAGAATATTTAACCAAAGCAATTGCTGGGATGGACGTATCAACGGATAAAAACATAAGTACCGTTGGTAGTAAAATGTTAGAGCTTACGAATTTGTTTGCAGAAGATATGGCGAATAAACCAGTGGCAGAAATAGGTGCTATAGCTTCCAGCACATATGACTTAGCAAAAGCGCTTGATACTGCATCTGCAAGTTATGACGCCGCATATGCAGCTACACAAAATTTATTTGATATTCAAGAAAAACTTAACGATGCACAAAAATTAACTCCTGAGATTATAGACGATATTATAAAAAAATATCCTGAGCTCATGGGGGAAATTACAGATTATAAATCAGCACAAAAAGCCGTTAGCGATGAAATCATAAATCAAGAGAGCATTGCCAATCAAGCGTATGCACAAATGCTCGCGGCAAATGGTAGTTTTGTCCAAGGAGTATTGGCTAATAATTCTTCTCTTACAAATATGTTATCTTCATATTATGGGGTGGATGTAACTAACTGGAACGAAGTCGCCAAGACAAAATATGGTGCAGATAGTAGTTTAGTTGGGTTATTAGGCAATTTATGGAGTAAATATTATGGGCAATCTAAAGTAGCATTACAAGCTCAATTATTAGGTATGCAAACAGCGTCTGTCATACTTTCTGGGTTAGGGATGAAGGTATCTTCGGATACCGCTCAAAATATTACCGCTATTAAAACACTTTTAGCTTATTACGATACTGCCCAAAAATCTTTTGGCGGAGCGGCTAAATTTACTCCTACTAAATCTTCTTCATCTAAGGCTGGTTCTAGCAGTTCGAGTCCTACCTCTAATACAAAAACTTATATTGATCTACTTAATGAACAATTAAAAANNCAAGAAGATATTTTAGAGAGCCAAAAAANNCCCTATGAAGATAAGATAGGTTTAATTGATACCGAAATTGATAGACAGAATGATCTATTGGATATTTTAAAACAACAAGCCGAAGAAGTTGATAAACAACTTTCTTTACAGCAAGCGATAGATAAACTAACTAACATTAAAAAAGAAAAAAACGTAAAGGCTTTATAATGGGGCAACTAAGCAATTTGATTGGGTAGCCGATCCGACAACGGTTGCAGACCAACAGGCAATTGTTGATAATCTGCAAAAAGAATATGATCTTTATCAAAAAGAACAAGCAATTACAAAAAAGGATCGCTGGGCTAAGAAGCCGAAAAAGACGCTCAACAAAATCTTATCGATCAAATCGAGCAAAGACAAAATCAATTAAAAGATTTTGCGTCTGATATGGGATTATTAGATGACGAGGTTCAAAACAATATCACAAGTTGGAATCAACTTATTGCTGCTTTACAATCTGCTGGTATTGCTTATAGTGACATATCTGGAATGGCTGGCATCAATGTAGGAGTTTCGGCGGGTGGAACAACGGCGGCGACTTCTTCGTCGGGAGCTTCGTCTTCCAGTGGGTCTTCTAGTGTGGGCAAGGTTTCTACCATATCTAGTACGCTTAAATCTGGTTCTAAGGGTGAAAACGTAAAAATTCTTCAAAGCGCTTTAAATGCTTTGGGATATAGTGCTGGAACTGTAGATGGTATATTTGGAACAAAAACAAAATCAGCAGTTATCGCATTTCAAAAGGCTACGGGAATTAGTGCTGATGGCATTGTAGGGGCTAATACAAAATCTAAGTTTAAACTTAAGGGATACGATAAAGGCGGAGGGATTTATGACACAGAACCCATTATGGTTCATGGTAAACCTAATCGCCCAGAATGGATGTATTCTGCACCTAATGTGGAATCTATAATGAGTAGCTTGCCCACAATTCTTGCTAATATGGCAAAGGGTGGCGGCGGAATAACGATCCAAAACATGACAGTAAAAGCAAATAATCCTAGCGAATTTATGCAACAAATGAAAAATGTAAGTTCTTTAGGCGGGTTAGTTTCGAGGAGGTAGAAGATGGCATTACAACAACCTTTAGTGGTTTATCCAGCTTTAGATGAAACGGTAGATGCTACTTCTACCGTTTCTTTTGAGGTTACAATACGTGGCACACAATGCGTGAAATACGTTATTTACATATATGACGTAGCTACTAATACACAACAGTATTTGGCTACAGAAACATTGGCAGCAACATTATATGACGGGGATACTCTGAATATTAGCGTTGATATGGCGTCATTAGGAGCAGATAGTTATTACTGGAAAATTCTTTTGTACGACACGCTAAGTACCTATATAACTTCGATTAATTATACCTTTGAGGCTAGTACGCCTCCAACGATAGCATTTACCCCTTCGGTTCCATCTATTATTACTTTGCCTTTTTATGAGTTTATTGGAGCTTACACACAAGCCGAAGATATAGGGGTAAAATATTTTTATATTAATTTATATGATTATGCGACTACACAAACACAGATTACGGCAGGAACGGCAGTGCCCATACAAACATCTGGACAAGTATGGTCAAGTAATATTCGATATATATTTAATGGATTAGTTAGCGGGAATACTTATCAAGTACAAATTACTGGATATACGCAGGGGAATGTAGCTTTTGCTACGGCATTAACAAGTTTTGACGTGTCGTATAGTGTCCCCTCTTCTTTACTTAACCCCATAGCTACCCTCAACGAAGATTCGAGCGTTTTAGTTAAAACAGGCAATATATAATGCTATTACAGGCACCCCAAGTGGCACAATGAGTTTTCAAGCTGATTATCTCTATACTGGCAATACGGGGCTTAATATGGCAACATCCGCTTATGTTCAATTTGCTCTTGATTTTACGGCACCATTTACTCAACATTGGATATGCAGTCCTAGCGCAGGGTTTACGGGCGTTTTAGGGGAAATAAAAAATACGGCTGGAGAAAATTATTTATATTTAGGGCATGATGGAACTAAATTTTATTTAAATATCAACGGAAATTATTTTTATGATTCTTTAGAAGCCCTAACTACCAATCCTTATATTTTGGCAATTATAAACGATGGTATTACGATTTCGTTTTACCATAGGGAGGTAGTATAAATGGCGATTATTAATATTTCTATAGTTGGTTCTACGATTGTTGCTGGTAGTACTATAGCAACCCTTCCTGAATATAATATCGTTCAACTTAATGGCGAGGCTATTGTTGACAAATTAAGAGTGGTAGATTATGCAATGACTACAGCAGAACTTGACGCTCTTTCACTCTCTGATATATATGTTTGGGATGCTAATACTTTGTTATACGCTCAATTTACTAATAATTTTAATGCTGGCAGTATTGATAACGCAACGACCATTGATAGTTGGGATATTATCAGATATACAAAAGGATCGATTACTCCTACGGTAATTGCAAAAGAATTAGACGGGGCAGAGAATAGTATAGTCGATTATACGGCGGTTAAACCAAATAGTTATTATTATACGATTTTCCCGATATCTGATTCAGCGGTTTTAGCTAAACTACAAACAAACCTTATTACTGAGTGTTATGATTATTATGCATTTATTGATGACACGACAGGTGAATCATTTACTTTTAAGAGCAATATCGAACCTCAATCAATAACGTTAAATACCCCCGTAATTACATACGAAGGGTTTACTCAATATCCCGCTAAAGCTCAAGGGCAATTAAAATACAGCAGTGGTAGCTTTTCTGCTCTTTCGGGCAATGTAAGTAATGGATTATATGAAGATGATACGGTAGTTACAATTGAGGCATTAAAAGCTTTTATATCTAATAATCATTCAAAAATTATGAAAGACCGAAAAGGTAACATACGTAGAGTATTTACTGAGAATTTAACAAGCAATGGTGACGAAAAGCCTTCTGAAATACCTACTACAATTTCATTTCAATGGACTGAAGTGGGGGCGGTATAATGGCAGTTACATTTACCGATTATTTACGTTTTATGCAAACAGCGTCTATTTTTGAGCCTATCGCTCGTTTTGAATTTCTGAACCCAGATGAAACAGCATATGCGTCATTCTCAGGAGAAGTAACAGGTGGTAGTTTATCTATTAATAGAGCAAATGGTGTTCGTCGTTCTTGTAGTATTAATGTAAATAATATTTATGATGCCTTCACTCCAAATGTATTAACTTTTTGGATAAATCAAAAATTTAAATTATATTTAGGATATCGGATAAATGGGGAAGATTATTTTATTCCACAGGGTGTTTTTGGTGTAAGCAACCCTAAAACAACACATATGGTTAGTGAAAAAAGCGCTATGATTTCGGGTGTTGATAAATTTGGGTTTTTAAATGGGCAACTAGGAGGAAGATTTAGTTCTTCATATAATGTACCAGTTAGTAGCAACCTTGTCGATGTTTTAAAAAGCGACCCTTCTTGAGTCGGCGATTAATGATCCTGTGGTTCCATTTTTATTGATTGATAATTCAATCATAACCCCAAATACTATCACGGAAGCTTATGGGCAAACATATGCGGATTTGCTTTTAGATTTGAATGATATTGTTTCATATAATATGTACTATAACAATAATGGTAGATTTACTTGTGAGCCAGATATATTGAATAGTGATAAAGATTCTAAATGGGATTTTAACGCTAATAGTAGAATATATCTAGGTATAGAACAAAACTATGATTTTGATGGTGCTTATAATATAGTTAAAGTTGTAGGGGACAATGTAAACGGCGATTTGGCTACTGGTATTGCTAGAAATGACGATCCTTCATCTCCATTAAGCACGTTGCGTATCGGAGATAAATTAGCTCCTATTATTACAAGCACGGTTATTGCTACAGACCAACAAGCACAAGATAGAGCAAATTATGAGCTTGCAAGATACACAGCTTTATCTATCAATGCTAACATTCAAAGTGTGCCGTTGTTTCATTTAGATGTTGACACAATTGTAACAGTAATGGATAGAGACGCCAAGTTAGATGGCGAAAGATTTTTAATTAATAATCTTGACTTTTCTTTTAGCCCAAAAGACCAATCTATGAGTATTTCGGCAACAAAGGCAAATGATTTAGATTTTGAGGTTACAAATAGTTAATGTTTGACATTTCCTCTTAAGTATGGTATAATAAGAATATAATACCAAGAGAGGATGTAATATTAATATGTTAAAAACAGTATGTATTATGCTATTTATATCAATATTAAATTTTACTGGCTGTACAAATAACATACTAAAAGGAGATTCAGGAATGGGTTTTAATATAAATAATGCTAGAGAAATGGCAAATTTTATTCAACAACAAATTAATTCTGGGATATCACAGGCATCAATAAAGAATTATAGTGCAGTTGTTATTGATAATGGATCAGGCGATGCAGTTGTTAAATTGTCTGATGACCCCTATGGGGGTGACTGTGACTGTACAAAACCCTAATGAAATTCCACTTGAACCTATGGATCAAGTATCGATTAAATGTACCAATGGCAATCTTAATAATGCTGTAATTGAATATAGGAAAACAATTAATTTTGATAATATTTATGTTAATTATAATGTTGGCGCGGATAAATTTGGAAGAGATAGTGTGGGGAATCAATATGGGACAATTGATGCGCCATTTAGGACGATAAGATATGCTATTAATCGGTTGCCCAAAAATTTAAATAATAGGAGTGTGGTCATAAACATTCAAGAAGTAATGCCAGAAGGAGAAATTTTATTAATACAAGGATTCCACGGGGGGGCAATATCATTTTCTCCAACCGCTGGTGTTTTACCGCCCACTACAATTATAGACAGTGTTACCATATTAAATTGTGATGCAAATTTATATTTCGAAGAATTAGAATGGACTGGCAATTTTGGGGTTACCCATTCAAATTATGTGGCTATATGGAACTGTGTAAGTACATCTGCAACATATAATGGTGTTTTATTCTCAAGGGGGACAACTGGCGAGATTCAATCGTGTGTTTTTTCAAATAAAACTGTTGCAATTCATTCTGAGATGGGTTCAAGCATTTATTCTGCTTCTAACGGTGGTACTAGCAATTCTATTGGGTTGCAAGCAACCGAAAACTCTGTTATAGGCAAAGATGGCACCCAACCTGCTGGAACTCTTGCCGAAGATACTACTGGTGGTTCGGTAATTAGATAGGAGAATCAAAAATGTATAAAGTAACACACACGTTTACATGTAAAGTTTGCAATAAAGAATTCCAACAGACATATCAAAGCGCGACCATCCAAAATCCTGTTGCGACTATTCCCGCTGGTTGGTCGCAGTTGCCAGACGGGTATATTTGTAATGATCATATTATAACAATAACTGATAAGCAAGGAACAATAGATTCCGAGTCTATAGAAATAGATAAAATAAGTTAATAAAACTGCTATTTTAATTCATATGGAATAGCCTAATTGAGAGGGGTAATTTTTTGCCTCTCTTTTATTTATGCTTTTATTACGTTTGCAAGCGGGATAAAAGCTTGTTAAAGAGGGCGTAGCCAGTACCTATGCCTTTTCTTTTTGTACTGGGAGGAGAAAAATTTATGAGTAAAAAATTAATAAAAAATTTTTATGATTGGTGTATAGAAAATAATAGATATGATCTAATAGAAAGATGGGATAATAAATGTAGTCCAAAAGAAGTTGGTTTTACATCAAGCAAAGTGTTTGCTTTTAAGTGACCCAAAAAATTTACATAAAAGTGAATTACATAAAATAAGCTATATTACACATGATAATATTCTTCTTAAGTGTAATCGATGTAATTCTTTTGAAACGTGGTGTATTGATAATAATAGACAAGACATATTGGATAGGTGGGATTATGATAAAAATGCTTTCCCCCCAAGTGAAATTTCTTATGCCCCAAAGAAAAAATATTATTTAAAGTGTGAAAATAGGATTCACGAAAGTAAACTGTGTTCAATAGACTCGTTGACTGCTGGAAATAGGAAAAATTTCAATTGTATAATATGTGGTTCGCTTGCTCAGTGGGGGATTAATAATATGGGTGAAGATTTTTTAGAAAAATATTGGGATTATGAAAAAAATAAAAATGTTGACCCTTGGGCAATCTTAAAAGGTAGCTATAAAAAAGTTTGGATTTATTGCCAAAATAAAATTCATGGTTCATATCTAATAAGTTGTAATCATTTTACTAGCGGTAGAAGATGCCCTTTTTGTTCGGGTAAAAAGGCATATTATTTAGAATCTCTTGGTTATTTATTCCCTAATGTAATAGAAATTTGGTCTACTAAAAACAATCAATCTCCGTTCAATTATTTACCTAGTAGTCATACCATTGTTTGGTGGGAATGTAAGCACCATGGAGAATACCAACGTAGCATTAACGTATCAAAATTTTTGTAATTTCCGTTGTCCCGAATGTTCTAGAGAGCGTTACGAGTCGTTTCTTCAAGAAAAAGTTTGTGCATACATAGTCGAAAATTATAACTATAAATTAAATCATGAGCGAAACTGTACTATTATACCAAGAAATCCAAGGCATAAAGGGAATAATAGCACTATGCCATTTGATAATGAAATAGAAGAATTAAAATTGATTATTGAGGTGCATGGAGAACAACATTATTTAGCAAAATCTTATACTGGTATTTGGGCTGATAAAACAATGTCGCCCGAAGAACAGCTTCATAAACGTAAGATTTATGACCGCTATAAAAAAAATGTAGCAATTTCTAATGGCTATGCATATTTAGTAATACCATATTGGACAGAGAAAAATGAATCTTATAAAAAACTTATTGATGAAAAAATTCGTTCATTGTTAAGATAGTAGAAACGACTGAATAAAATAAAGATTTTATTCACATGGATAAGGTAGTATTTAAGAGATAATAGGGGAATAACGGAGATTGAGAGAGGTGAATCACCTCTCTTTTTATTATACAAAAAAATACGAGGTGGTTAAATGGCTATTCCAACAAAAGCTAATCTAATAAAAATTTATTCTGACGAAGCTCGCAAAATTAGAGAATTGACAGAACAATTTTATGGTGGAGCGTATCATGCTCGCACAACAAGCGGGAATGTATCGTGGACTAGCGATTCAAGTTTAGTGACGTATGATACAAGCGCATCTGCTGATATACATATATTAAACCAAGGTGAGGACGGGCTTCTTTATTTACTGAATACTACGTTTGTCAATAATATTATTGATGTAGATTATTTAAATGCGGTAAATGGAGCCATTACTGAATCTTCGCTAATATATGGGGTAGATGCAGAAGTTTCAGATAATTATGTAATTGATTTACCAATAGCTCCAACAAGCTATGTAGATGGTATGATGATTAATTTTAAGGCGAACACAGCTAATACAGGGGCATGTAGCTTGAATATAAATGCTTTAGGCGCTAAGACGATTAA